TTGAAAGAAAAGATGGTGGTAATTTACAATCCCCATTAAAAACTGGCACAAGTCCTAGAAGAGTTTCTTTTGCTTGCAGATTTGCAGGAATGAAAGGTTCTATGAAAGATGATAAAGGAAGACCAACAAGAAAAGCACTAGCATTAAAAGCATGGGGTTTTGGTTCGGTTGAGGCTGCATCTAATTTTTGCCAAAGACATAAAAAATCATAATGGCCCACGAAAATAATGTAACTAAATTTCGAATTGATAAAAAAGGCAATAAAGTTTGGTACAATGAAGTAGGTAAATTAAAAGGAGGCAAGAACAATCCTTCTGCTCATCCTAGTAATTTAAATAAAAGATATATGAAAACATTTAAAACAAAAGCCGAAGCAGAAAAAGAAGCTAAAAGTATTTCCTCAAGTTATAATAAAAAATTACCAAAAAAAAGTAAAAAATCATAATGTCTATTTGTGTAATTTGCCAACATGAGTGTCACTGTTCTAATAGTGGTTCTTGTTGTGGTGGTGAATGTCACTGTAACTGTTGTGAACATGAATTAAAATCGGAGATATAATGGTATCAAAACTTAGAGCAAAAACTAGACAAGCACCTAGTGCAGACCAAAAATTAAAGAATAGATTACGTTATGCAACTGGCCCTAAAATAGAACAAAAACTTAATAAAGAACTTTCTAATAAAAGTCTTTTAAGACAACTTGGATTACCTTTAGAAATATTAGGAACAAAAGTAATAAAAATAGCAGAAGCTAGATTAAAAAATATGATTGAAAAGAAAAAAGAAAAGAAAAAAGAAAAGAAAAAACCATAATGCCAACTTATCAATATTATCATAAAAAGAAAAAAGAATACTTTACAGAAAATTTACCTATACATAAAAGAAAGAATCCTTGTCGAGACCCTTTTGTAGAATTAAGTATTACTGCACCTAATATTGCAACACTATCTGATAGAGGTGGCAAAGAAGATAAAATGAGAGAACAACTTTTATCAACTGCAGAACGTGGATACAAAGAAAGAGAAATTAAAGAAGAGCTAAAAATTATACCGGAGTCACCAGAGTGGAAAAAAGAAAAAAGAGTAAAGAAGAACCAAACGAGCCAGTGGCTGTAAAAAAAATTAAAGCTAAAACTAAAGTTGAATTAAATCATTTAGGCTATCCTGTAACTGACCCTTATGGATTAGCAGCAGCTTTTTGGAAAGTATTTGGATAAAATGTTACCGATTAAAAAAGAAACTAAAGAATTAACAGAACAACAAGAAAGCTTTCTTACAGCTTTATTTGGAGACGCTGATGGCAGTCCAAAAAAAGCAGGAGAGATTGCAGGATACGCACCAAGTTCTTATCCTAAAGTTATTAAAGCTTTAAAAGAAGAAATACTAGAGAGAGCAGAGTATTCTCTTGCGTTACATTCAGCTAAAGCAGTAAAAGGTTTAATAGATGCACTTGATGAAGATGGAAAAACTCCCGGTGTTAATATTAGAATGGAAGCGGCAAAACAAATACTGGATAGAGTAGGTCTTGTGAAGAAAGATAAAATAGAAATGACAGGGCAAGTTGCTCACGGTATATTTATATTACCGGCTAAAGATGCAATTAATTAAAAGAAAAGCTAGAGTTATACCCTTTGGATATAAATTAGCAGAAGACTCAGATTACATTGAACCTGTGCAAACAGAATTAGATGCGTTAGAAGAGGCGAAAGAATATTTAAACAATTGTTCGTATCGTGAAGTAGCAAGATGGGTAACACAAAAAACTGGTCGCCCTATTACACATACTGGACTTAGAAAAATTATAGATAATAGATGGACATCCCACCTCCAAAACCAAAACAAAATCTCGGAAGACCCCGAGGAGTTGAGCAGAAACCAAGAATTTTAAGTACGGCAACTAAAGCAAAGCAAGCAGCTAAACGAGTTATCAAAAGACAAGATAACAAAATTAAAAAAGCTACGAATGATTTGCACAATGCTAAAAAAAGAAAAGAACATATTCTTAAAACAGATGATGCTTTAAAAGGAAAAGAATCAACTGTAATGACAGATAAGGAAGTAGATAAACTTCCTCAAAATGTTAGGGAACATGTTAAAGAAAATATTATCTTTGAACCTAATGAAGGCCCACAAATGCAATTTTTGGCTTCATCAGAAAGAGAAGTATTTTATGGAGGGGCAAGAGGTGGAGGTAAATCCTACGCCATGCTTATTGACCCTTTAAGATATTGTACAAAAGAACATCATAGAGCTTTATTAATTAGACGTTCTATGCCAGAACTTAGAGATATGATTAATCATTCTCAAAGATTATATGGACAAGCATATCCCGGTGCTAAATGGAGAGAGCAAGAAAAAGAATGGCGATTTCCTTCCGGTGCTAGAATTGAATTTGGTTACGCAGAAAATTTAACAGATGTTCTTCGTTACCAAGGTCAATCTTATACATGGATAGGTGTTGATGAATTACCACAATACCCTACTCCAGAGATTTATAATTTCTTACGTTCTTCACTGAGAAGTGTAGACCCCGATATTCCTGTTTATATGCGTGCTACAGGCAATCCGGGTAATGTTGGGTCGTTATGGGTCAAAGAGATGTTTGTAGACCCTAGTGAGCCAAATAAAGCGTTTGACGTGCATATTGACACTATGGCAGGTAGAAAATCTATAACAAGAAGATTTATACCGGCTAAACTACAAGATAATCCGTATTTGATGCAAACGGATGATTACATGATTATGTTATCATCTTTACCAGAAGTACAAAGAAAACAATTTTTAGAAGGAGACTGGAGTGCATTTGAAAATTCAGCGTTTCCGGAATTTGATATGTCTGTCCATGTTGTTCAGCCTTTTAACATTCCCGGTAATTGGTTCAGATTCAGAACATGCGACTGGGGCTATTCATCTGCGGCTTGCGTATTATGGATTGCAGTTGACTTCGATAACAATTTCTGGGTATACAGAGAACATTATACCAAACGAGTTACCGCAGACATATTTGCAAGACAAGTCTTGGACAAAGAGCGTGACGAATATATTCGATACGGAATCTTGGATTCTTCTACTTGGGCAAAGCGAGGGGATGCCGGCCCTAGTATTGCAGAAACTATGATTAGAGAAGGTTGTAAATGGAGACCATCAGATAGGTCACCAAGAAGTCGAGTAGCAGGTAAAATGGAATTACATAGATTACTAGCTAAAGACCAACATACAGGACAACCAAAATTAAAAGTATTTTCTAATTGTATTAATCTTGCTAGAACAATGCCTATGTTACCAGTGGATAAAAATAATCCAGAAGATGTAGACACACATGCGGAAGACCATGCTTACGATGCACTTAGATATGGCGTTATGAGTAGAACTGTACATCCTAAAAGTTATGATGCAAACCGATATGAAAAAGAAACTTTTAAACCATCCGATAGAGTCTTTGGATACTAAAAAAGAAATACTATGCAGTTGTAATGCAACCTTGCCAGAGTCAATTAAAATTGGCTATAGAGATTACAAACTAGAAGCATGGAAACAGACTGTTGCTACATCAAATGAAGCAAGTGGTCAATTTTTTATTAAAGAAGGTGTCCTAGGATACAATCAAGAAGAAAAGGGAGTTTCTCACGCTAATACAATATTACATGAAATTATGCATGGCATAATATACCAATGGAATATGGAGTTAGAAGAGAGAGCGGAAGAATCAATAGTAAATAGTTTGACTAATGGTTTAACAACAGTATTTGTAGACAATCCACAATTATTGGATTATTTACGATTAAAAATTAAGGAGGGCGGATAATGCCACAACCAGTATTAACAAAATATAAACAGGGTGACCTTGGTGCTGAATATCCAAAAGATAAACCAGTAGGTAAAGAGTTAGATTTAAAAATTCATGCTAACTACGAAACTAGACCAAATGAATTTCCTAAGAAAAAAGAAAACAAAGTTGAAGCATCTTTTATGAAGATGGCAAACGATAGAGACTACTAGGAGGTAGCAATATGGATATAATGAAAAAATATAAAAGTGGCGAAATGTCATCAGTTTCTGATACACTTATGTCAAAAGAAAAACCACAATCAGATATGTTAAAAATGTATTCTCAAGGAGAATTATCTGCTGATGTAGGTAAAACATCTTCTTCTTTAGAAGGATTTGCAAAAGTAATGTACAAACAAGGTGATTTATCAAAAGTAGCAGACGGAAAATAATTAATGGCTAAAAAAGATACAGCTGATATTTTAGCTTTAGGTGATACCAATAAAAACAAGAAACAGGAATACGACATTTCTGGTCTTGCAGGTTTAGTTAAAAGCAAATTTATTGATGCAGAAAATGCTCGTCAGTTTGATGAGCAACGTTGGTTAAGAGCGTATAGAAACTATAGAGGAGTCTATGGTAACGATATGGCTTTTACCGAAAGCGAAAAATCAAAAGTATTTGTTAAGATAACTAAAACTAAAGTACTTGCTGCTTATGGTCAATTAATTGAAGTTTTATTTTCTAGTGGAAAATTTCCAGTAGGAGTAGAGCCAACACCTGTTCCAGAAAATATAGCAGAGTATGCACATATTTCTGAAAAACCTAAAGAACAACCAGAACAAGAAAGTCCTTATGGATTTCCGGGTGATGGTAAGGATTTAGAAAAAGGTGCTACAGTTAATAGTATTTTAAATGGTTTAAAAGATAAATATGATGGTGCAGATTTTGTAGAAGGCCCTGCAAATAATAGTGCTAAAGAACCACAAATTAGTCCTGCAGAAGAAGCTTCTGGTCGTATGGAAAAAATGATTCATGACCAACTAGAAGAATCAAGTGCTGTAAATGTATTAAGACATGCTCTATTTGAGGCATCTTTGCTTGGTACAGGAATTATTAAAGGCCCATTTACTTATGAACAATCAAGTCATAATTGGGTTAAAAATTCTGAAACAGGTAAAAATGAATATAAACCTAAAACAAAATTAGTACCAAAAATTGAGTCCGTATCATGTTGGGATTTTTATCCAGACCCAGATGCTATTACAATCGAAGATGCTGAATATGTAATTCAACGACACACTTATACACGTTCTCAAGTTAGAGACTTAATGAATAGACCATTTTTTAGAAAAGAAGCTATTCGTAATTCTTTAGATATGGGGCCTAGCTATGAAGCTAGAGGGTATGAGTCATCTCTACAAGATAGAGAATCTATAAATGACACTGATAAAAACAGATATGAAATTTTAGAATTTTGGGGTACAATGGATACTCGACTTGCAATGGAAGCAGGTTTAGAATTAGAAGATAATATGGATGATATGGATGAAGTCCAAATCAATTGTTGGGTATGTAATGGTACTATTATTAGATTAGTATTAAATCCATTTACACCAACAAGATTACCTTATTTAGTTTGTCCATATGAAATTAATCCTTATCAATTCTTTGGCGTAGGTATTCCAGAAAATATGGATGATGCACAACAGATTATGAATGGGCATGCAAGAATGGCTATTGATAATTTAGCTTTAGCAGGTAACTTAGTATTTGATGTTGATGAAACAATGTTAGTACCGGGTCAAGATATGTCTGTATATCCGGGTAAAATATTTAGAAGACAGAGTGGACAAACAGGTCAAGCTATTCATGGTGTTAAATTTCCAAATACAGCACCAGAAAATATGATGATGTTTGATAGATTTAGACAACTAGCTGATGAATCAACTGGTATACCATCGTATTCACATGGACAAACAGGTGTACAATCTACAACAAGAACAGCAGCAGGAATGTCGATGTTAATGGGTGCGTCTGCACTTAATATAAAAACAGTAATAAAAAATATTGATGATTATTTATTAAGACCTCTTGGAGAAGCAATGTTTCAATGGAACATGCAATTTAATGAAGAGTCAGAAATACAAGGTGATTTACATATTAAAGCACGAGGCACTTCATCTATGATGATGAAAGAAGTTAGGTCACAAAGATTAATGACATTTATGCAAACAGCATCGAATCCTTCGCTTGCTCCGTTTGTTAAATGGCATACTATACTTAGGGAAATTGCAAAAACTTTAGATATTGACCCCGATAAAGTTATCAACGACCCAGAGAAAGCAGCAATAAATGCTAAAATAATGGGGATGGTAAATGGAATTAGAGAAAATCAAGGCAATGGTGGGCAGTCCGGCATGGCCCAAAGTGGAGGAGTACCTGCAGGAGCAAATCCGAACGACCCAACTGGGTCTGGAGGTGGCAACATCGGAACGGGAAGTGTACCACAAG